CCCCACGGGTTCTTCCAATTGAAAGATGATGCACAATGTGAGGTGAGAAAATCCCTCACCTTTTGCATATCTGCCAGCGGCCCTTTACTCGTTAGATTCCATATTTCGGCGACTGAGTTAATGCCAACACCGCTAACCTGCTTATAGCCATCGTCGAACTGCGCCGAATTAACCTTCACCGGCACCGTTCCTGTCGCGCCTATTTGGACGCAATAACTGAATGTATCCACTATCACCTCTTATTAATGGCTCGCCAGAGTGGAGTCCCTTGCCTATTAGCTTGGTCATTAAGTGTGTTAATTACTGCTTGCTGTATTTGCTTACCAATACCTTGACCATCGGTTGCACTGGTTGATGAGGCTTTCCCGTTACTGTCGATAGTTACGTTAATGTCGCCCATATTGAAACCGCCACCACCTCCTGAAAGTTGGCTGACAGCATTAGGCGTTACTGCTGCCCCGCTAACATACCCGCCGTCAGAATAACCGCGCATCATCTTGTAAAGATTATCCACACCGATTCGGCTGGTTGCCTCTTTGGTGAAAACAAACTCTCCTTTGTGGACAATTCCAGCTGGATCGTACTTACCACCATCACCTGTAAATCCTCCTCCATCATATCCTGTGTAACTTGTAGGTAATCCTAATGCGCCAGATCCGCTAATGGCCGTCCCCGCGCTTGGCGTTAGACCACTACCAAAGAAACTACCAACGATTCCAGATAGAGCCTTTTGCATAGCTATACGGGATAGGTCGCTGAGAACAGACTTGGTGAAGTCCTTAAAGCTGGCTTTGCCCGTCAGCGCAAAGTTAGTCAGTGCGTCAGCCATTCCGCTGAAAGTGCTTTGTGCGAGACTGCCCATCTGCTGATAAAGATTGTTGGCTGAGTCTACTGAGTTATGAAGCCCATCAATGAAACCGCCTGACCAGTCATTATTGAGCTGGTCAATCTTGTCATAGTAGTCCTGCTGGTCAGCCAATCTTTGCTTCAGCGCGTCACTGAGTGCTGCCGTCTCTTTATCATAAATGTCCTTATTGCCATCCTCACCATATTGACGGTTAAGCTCTAATTGCTGATTGTTAAAGTCCTGCCGGATCGACGCCATCTGTTTAAGTCTATCTCTAGCCTTATCACCAGCGCCGGCACCGATTAAGTCAGCGTTAAGAGTGTCTCGGTTATTCTGGTTTCCCTGCTGTAAGGTCGCAACGTAAGCGGCTACCTTCGCATTATCCTCATTTGCATTTTTGACTGAGTTAAGACGGTCAACTTCTTGGGCCAAGGATTCTAAGCGTTTTTTCTGTAGGTCATTTAGTCCAGCCAGCTTGCCAGATGATAGGTCAAAAGCTAGCTTTTGCTGTTCTGTCACGATAGCTGACTTTTTGCCTGTGGTATCGATGAGCGCTATTTGCTTTAGGTAGGCTTGTTCAGTACTGGCGAAGGAGTTGTCTAGCTTTAATGCTGCGTGGTCGACTTTAGGCTTGGGAGCGGTTATTTTCTGGTTATGTTCTCCTTTGCCGAGTTGAAGGTTTTCAATTCCTGCCTTGGGGTCTGCAGAAGTTAAAGCAACTATTCCTTTTGCTTGCTGCCTTGCCTGAAAAGAGTTAATAAGCGCTTCGTTTCGCGCTATAGATTTCTTTACCTCTTCAGGACTTCTAATGTTCCCACCTAAGGCATCTAAGGTCCCCAAAAAAGACTGAGAGTATTTTAAGGACTCATTGAGTTCTTTGCGCTTTTTGATAAGAGTATCAAGGTCTGATGCTTGATTTGTCTCACCCGTTTTCCCCCAGCCGTAAGAAATGTCATTCGCATACTTTGCTGCGCCTGCAAGCAGATTCACTACCTTACCTAGACCCGAAATCATGTTGGCTAATCCCTGAAGTACATCAGGAGAAGTAAGTGTATTCTCTATGGAGTGAAATGAATTTGTAATCGAAGATAAATCAATCCCAGCAAGCCCTGTAGCGAAACGATTCCTAAATCCCTCGAAAGAGTCTTCCCAGTCTTGGAAGATTTTATTTACCGATGTTAACTTAGCTATGTCATCGTCGCTAGGTGCGATACCTTTTTCAACTGCTGCCTGCTTTAGCTTATTCAGTCCGTCCGCGCCATCATTTAATAATGGCATTAGCTTGGTTAGATCATTACCTAGGCTTTCGTAGATATTTGTCTTCTGGGCTACATTCATGCCATCCATTGCTTGTGCAATAGCTAGCAATTGTTTGTCAGGACTTAGATTTTGTAATTTTTTTGCAGATAAACCTAAAGTGTCGAGGGCCTGTGCGGCTTCGCCTGATTTATTTAAAACAGCGTCACCGATTCTATCGTTTAGATCTTTGAATATATCAGCGATGTTATCGCCTGATAGTCCAGCCTTCTCTGCTGCATACTGCCACTGCATAAGGGCTGAGGTTGATAATCCTAGCGATTTTGCCCAGCGATCAGTTTCTGTAACATGTTCTGATGTCGATTTGATTAGAGAGATAGTACCAGCAGCGACAGCAGATACCGTTGCTCCAATCGCGGTACCTACTAGAGAGGCCTGTTTAGTGATTTTTTTTTGCCATTGCTCCGCGGCTCGTTCAGCTTTATCCATCCCTCTGACAAACCCACCGACCTCAGCGATTAGGTCTATAGTCAATGTACCTAATGATTTGCCAGCCATAGATTAATCTCCAGGTATATTAAAAAACGATCAATTCCAAAGCCGTTTTGCTTCTTCAAGCGTCAGCTCTTCTTTTTCTAAGCTGCTAGCAAGGTGCGGAGAGAAATCAGTCACAGTAAAAGGCTGGCTATTAGCACCTCGGTTAACGTTGGCAATAACGGAAGAAATGAGCGCTGCCGCCCATTCTGTTCGCATCATGGGGTTTAACCCACAGTACTTCTGTCGATATAGCAGCCATATTTGATACTCTGGTACGGTCATTCTTTCTTGAGCCTCTGCGATGGTGCGGCCCCCGATACCGTTAAGAACTAATTCGCACCATATTTCTTCTTCAGCAGTTAGCTCTTTGTCTTTCCCAGGTCGTTAACTTCATGGATAGCAATCAATAGAGCCACTGTCAGATTACCATCTAACGCGCCACGATCTGGATCTGCTTCACCGGTAATGTCTTCTGCCGTGAATACAGGATGCCCGTTTTCATCGCAAATTGCCGCGGCAATGCGCCCCGCCACATTATCAATTTTTCCATTGGTTGAAAGAATGTCTGATTTCGCTGAATGGTAACCTAGAGGGCGGATATAGACCGTTGCGGTAATATCTTTATCCCCTTGCATCCAGGTGATCTCTTTCTCTACTGGACGACCAGTAAACGCCCCTGTTTCTTTCAAGCTATCGAGAGTAAGTTTCATTTTGGGTTCTCTGAATTAGCCCGGCGAACCGGGCGATGTTTATTGACCAGATTCTTCTGTTGCTGCGGCAGGTTTAGGTACCCACACGCTAGGACCTGAACGCTGGATGGTTGCGGTCGTCGTTACGACGGCATTAGCTTGGAAGTCGAAAGGGAAATCGCTGACATAGCCTTGGAACACAAACCAAGTACGGTTATTAGGTAATGCAAGACCATCAACCACACCCTCAGCCTCCGCCGTTCCGACCGTGGGAGCCGCAGTGCCATCTGACCAGCCCACGGCAAACGTCAGTAATGTTTCATCATCCGATTCTGCAAATTGGTGAAGTTTGATATGACTGGCATTGGTTGGATCTGCATTTAAACCTACAGACGCTTGGGCTGGAGTTCTGAGACCTTTTTTATAGGTCCTTGAGCTACGTTGATTCAAACAAGTATCTTCAATTTGGTCCGCAGAGTTTCCTCCAGGTGTGAACGATGTAATACATTCAACTTCAGAGACTTTCTTTCCATCAAAAATATATAACTGCGTCCCCTGAGTTACTATGGACATAAGGTTTTCTCCAATAAAAAACCCGCCGATGCGGGTTGTGTAATAGTGAAGTGAAATTAACGATGAACAAGCCAATCAATATCGAATGAATAGCGGTACTTCTTAGTTTCACTGTCCATCGTTTGCTGGCCCCACCGAACGACATACGAGACACCTTCAAGCGCATTGCGGATTGCTCTGGCCACGGCCAAAACTTCAAAGTCGTTATTAGCATAAACATCGATCTGGATACTAAAGCGGTCAATATCAGGACGGTTGCCTAAATAGTTTTCAGGCTCTCCACCCACGTTCTGCCACACTGCGTAGGGGTAAACCACGTTGTCATAGTGCTGGCCAAAGGGATAGAGCCTGACTGGTGAGGTCCCTAATAACTGCTTAACCGTTGCGTCTTTACTGCAGAC